AGCGGAAACACAAAATATACTTCCTGCGTTTGCCTCTAAATTAAAATTAACTCACCACTCACCTACTCAAGTATTAATCCCAGATGGTCCATACATTTACAAATATGTAATTTGCGATCAAGCCACTAGAAGATTATTTGAAGGTAATGCGCAAATGGCGGCAGGAGTTTGTGTCAACAATGCTCTTCAATGGCACTATGCGGATATAATTTGGAAATTAAATTCAGCAAATAAATTACAAGCAACAAACCATATTAAATTAAAAAAAGATTTTGCAACAAGAGCTGCATTAGATGAATTCAAAAAGTACAAGCCTGTAAATGATAAGGATCAAGCAAAGAAAGATCATTATCTTAATACAATTCCTAGTACGATTGAAAACGCTTTCCAAGCAATTGGAAAATTAGGTAAAGCAGAACCAGTAGTCTGTGAAAATCATGTAATAATACCAACTAACGTTTCTTCTCTCTTTCTTGACGTTATTGGTAGAAGTGATTTTGAATTCGGAACTTTTGGCATCCAGTCTTTCCCAGCAGAGTCTAAGTCCTCATCTCCTAAAACTGCTGGATCCTTTCTCCTGGAGCTAAAAACTTCTTGGTCAAGACCTGGTAAGACAAAAAAAGATGGCAATTTATCTTTCGTTGCCTCTAAATGTCCTGCTTTACCTTCTCAAAGTCATTTAATTCAAGTTGCTTTTTATGCGGCTGCTTATGATTATAAAATTCCAGTTAAACTTTTATATGTGTCAGAACAAGATACAGCTCTGTTTGATGAAACGAACTGTCATTGGTTGACTGTTGAAGGCTTAAAGAAAAATTTTAAATATATTTTAAATGTAGCTCAACGAAGAGAACGTATGTTTTTGCGCTACCAAGACTTACCAGTTGATGAAATTAAAAGAAATTTAATTGCAGATACTGATCCACAATTTGACCATCCTTTCCAATGGAATATTGGCAAAGCATTTGTTGAACAAGCAAAGGAGCTTTGGAATGTGTAATAGAAATTTTATTGGATCATTAATTTTAGCAGACAGAAAACTTGAACAAAAAATAAGACGTACAAGAATTTTATTAGCAACAATAACTTTAACAATAACAGGAGGTATAATTATATGGCTGATAAATTAGTTAGTACCATTAGTGATTTTAAAAACAGTCTTAATGGTCAAACAATATCAATACATGGCAAAGATTATGCAACTGTTGCACATCGACTTGCAATTGCTCGCAGAAATCTAGGTTCAGATTTAGATATTGTTACAAAAGTAATTCATTTGGATAACGAAAAAGCTGTTGTCCAGGCGGATATATTCCTTGATGGAAAACATATTAGTTCAGGCTTAGCAGAAGAATTAAGATCTGCATCCAGAATTAATCAAACAAGTGCGCTTGAAAATGCGGAAACATCTGCAGTAGGTCGTGCGCTTGCTTTCCTTGGAATAATTAACGATCAAATTGCAAGTGCAGAAGAAGTCAGCTTAGCAATTGAACAACAAGATAAAGAATTACAAAAAGCCTTAGCTGAGCTTGCAGTAATCTCTCATCTTGGAGCCTACAAATCTTGGCTGTCAAATTACAAAGCATCGTTTCAAAAATTAAAAACGAGCAATCCATTATCTTACAAAAGGTTCATGGAAGAATTTACAGCAATTAAAACTAACCTAACAAACAAAGGAGTTAACCTTAATGGTTGATACTAAGAAAAAAAATTTAGGAATTGCTGTTCCTAAATCAGATAAAAAAAATCCTAACTCTTATGATCTTTCAGGATCAATAGATATTCTAGGAGTTAAGTACAGATTTGGTGCCTACAAATCTATAGCAAATGGCGAAGGCAAGATGCCTAAAGGTTCTGAGTATTATTGGTTCCATAGAGTTGAAGTTGCAGATGATGCAGCTAAAGCATCGGCTCAAACGTCATTTAATCCTAACGACTTGGAGAAGATGTAATGGATCCAGATAAGTTTAAATCAGTAGCGATCAATATCGATACTTACAAAAGAATTGAAGAATTGGCTGCTAAGCGATTTGAGCTACCAATATCTTTAAGCAAAACGATCGAGTTCTTTATCAAAGAAGCTCATCAAAATTGGAAACCTAATGGAAAACAACAATCTAAATAAAAGATTGCACTCCATCCGAAAAATAAAGGAACAGGAGTACGGATCATTCGAAAGTAATATGAAAACTATAGCTGAAGTTTGGTCCGTACTTCTTTCCAATAATTTAAAAAAGAAAATATCAGCTTATCAAGTTTGCCTTATGTACACAGCAGCAAAATTAATAAGAGCCGCACATTCGTTTAAAGAAGATAGCTACATTGATGCACAAAATTATTTAGAGCAAGCAAGACAAATGCACGAACAACATGACTTACAGGAATTTACAAAACGATTTTAAACTTATGACAATTAAAGAATTTAAAATGAATTTAGAAATCTCTCATAGAGATACCTTTTCGAAAAGAAAAATTAATAAACTTTATAAAAATTATAGAAAAAAAAATGAACAAAAATTTTGATAACGTAATTTTATTTCCAGGCGTTGAGAATAAACAAGTTCAAGAAATTGAAACAAGATTGTCAGGAACTCAAATTAAAATGAATACAATTATGATGCTTAATGACTATGACAGACACCCAATCGATGACAGAGATCTTATGGATCTTGCTGAATATGGCGATGTTATGAGTTTTGCAAGCCTTGCTGCTAGACGTTTAATTTCATGCCTTGCTGCTGAAGTTCTTAAACAAAGACAGATTATCGATGAAATAGAGGAGTATTGCTAATGGCTAGACGTAGATACAGAACAATAATTGGCGAAGCTAGATTTGAAGATCAAAATACAGGAGTGACGACAAGAATAGATGGCACTTCTTGGTACATAAAAAATTTCAATAACATCCCAGGTTATTTCTTAAGAATTGGAAACACTTACAAAGAATTTCCTGCAGCTTGTTTTGAAAATACAGCGAGTAGATCATCACAATTTGATTTCTCGAAAATTAAACAAACAAACCAGGAGAATAAAGATGCGTAGAAAAATAATGGCAAACATTGAAGATCCATTTAATAAAATGATCGGAGCTAATTTAAGGTATTGCAGAGTGCTTAGAAAGTTAAGTATGTCTGCTGTTGCTGAAGTAATTGGTGTAGCTCATCAGCAAGTTTATAAATATGAAAATGGCATTAATGCTTTAACAATTTTCAGATTAAAACAATTTGCAGATTTTTATAAAGAAGAAATTAAAAATCTAATAAATCCTGATTACATTTCTATAATGTGTAAATTAGTTGAAGCTAATTTCTTTAACACCTCTGATAAAGAATTTAAAATTGGATCAGTTAATTTAGCTACAATGGCAGATTTAACTAAGAATGTTAGAGTTAAAGATTATCAGAACGCAACATTACATCTTAACTTTAAAGATCATGGTAATTTCGTAAATGAATTTAAAGCTCCAGCAGCTCAGGCAGATAATTTTAATCCTGCCGACTATGAAGAATTTAAAGATGAATATCCTGCTGATCTTTCTGAATTAGAAAACGATCCAAAAATAAAAGCAACTTATGATGCTCTTATTAGAAAGGCAAAGGCTAACTAATATGAAAATATTAAATGTAGATGATTGCGAAATAGAATTTCAAAAACAAGCAATTGATGGTGGACCAACTGATTGGTGTATCTTTATTAAGGTTGCAAAAAATCAGCATGAGAAAATTTTAATGATGATCCGCACACCTCACAAACCTTATTATAAATTTACAATCGATAAAGGTAATATGGTCACTTTCCTTGATGATGTTAAGGAACTTTCTCAAGTAACTTTTGATATGCAGGATGAAAAAGATAATCCTAAATTAAATAGTAATTTATGTCAGCAATTATCAAAGTGACAACAGGAAATTGTGATTTCATTTTGGAACAAGAATATCCAAGTGAAATTGCAGCGCAAATGGAAGAAGATAAAAAAATAACTAATGCAACGTTTTCAAACGTAAAAGTTTTTAACGTTAAATATAAAATAAAACAGGCAGCAGATGTTGGAAATAATACAAAACCTAATTTGGATTGAGATGTTATTTATAATGGCGATGGTGCTGCTGTTCTTAATATGGAGTAGTAATAGATGATTGAATACGACAGCAAGATTTTACGTTTAAAGAAACAATATCAAGGCTTATCTAGGTTAATGACATCTATAAGCGATCTTTATATTTATGGAATATATCCGCAAAATTATCCAAATTTATCTGTGGTGTTAGACCAAACCAAAGATCACGTTAAGCAAATATTAAAAGAAACCAAAGCAGAGATTGCTCAGCTTGAAGAGCCTAATAGTAAATATGATTTAGTAGCAGGTGATGCAATAGAAGTGATTGAAGATTATGAGTGAAATGATTGAATTAAAGCTAGAGGATTTTCAAAGATTAGTTGAAGAAAACGAGAACCTTCAAAAACTAATTATAGATAAAAACAAAAGAATTGAGTTTTTAGAAGATAGAGTTAACGAATGTGAAGAAGAAATTAATATTCATGTTCAAAGTGAAATCGCTAATAATAAACAATTTGGCAGACACCAAGAAGTAACTGAACAAGACAAAATTAATTATTTTGAAAAATTTAATACCGACTAATTAGATTTAATCTTTTTGGTAATATTTTTTATAACTAATTCAACATCTGTAATATCTTTTTTAATTAACCTTAGAACAGTTTTATATTCTTCTATTGTATCGTAATTATTTTGTTTTAATGCTTCTTTAATTTCTTTTAAACGATCTAAGACAAATTCTAAATTTTTCATTTAAAAGCTAAAATTATTGCATATATCCAAACACTTAAAATAAAAATTCCAAGACCAAGAGAAATAATTATTGAAGTATATTTGTAAAATGAATTTTGTTTTTTAAAAAGATTTAAAAAAACATTTGTATCATTCCACCAAACTTTATCTTTATCTTTGCCAAGAATTTTGCTTGATCTAACTAATGATCTTTTAGCTTGTTTATAATTGATTAATGGCTTTGCCATAAAAATAATTATAAAAAGTCTGCATTAGAAGCACAAGGATTAATATCTTGTGCCTCTAACGAGCTTAGGTACCTATGATAATTTAACTATATGATGTAAATTTAAAGCTCTTTGCTTTGCTTCAATTCGAGCCTTACGTTCTTCTTCAGTACCAATTAAAGCATGATTGCCGTAACGATCTCTAGTTGTTTGAAATCGTGTGTGACCAATAACTGATTTAATATAATTGGCATCTAAAGTTTTTTCAGAGTTCATAGAATTAATAAGCATGGTAGCTAATCTATGTCTGAAAGTTTTAAGAGGTGCGCCTTTAAATAAAGACTCAACAACTTTGATATGTCCATCAGATCTTCTTTCGATTTTAGCTAACCCCATATCTGCATAAGTAGTCCAAATTAATTCAGATACTTTTTTAGGAGATAGCGATCCATAAGTTGTTTTCTTTAAACTTGGAAATAACCAAAGCGAATGCGAGTAATTTGCATTCACATAATCTAACCAATATTTAAGAAATTTACTTGAATGAGGATCAAGCTCAATAGATCTTTTGCTGCCTCGATTTTTAGTTCTATTTAACCATTGACCGTTACGATCTCTAATACCTTCAATGTGAAGCAGATTATTTTGTAAATCTACATGAGATCTTTTTAAACCAAGCAGCTCTGATCTTCTAAGTCCAAAAAATAAAGACATAGTAAAGATGCCAAACTTCATGGCGCAATCTTCATCTTTTAATTTTTCGCTATTAAGTTTTTCTAAAATAGCTTGGACCTGTTGATCGCTAATTACAGTTGGCACAGCTTCAAAATATTTATTATCGTCAGCTGGAACAATAGCGTAAAACTCATGGATCTTAAAATCCAAAGTTTCAAGGCAAGGTTTTTTACCAACAGCATTCATACGTCTTAGAAAAGTTTTAATATTTCTAACTTGTCTTTTTAAAGTTTTATATGAATGACCGTTTTCATGTGCTGCTTTCAAAAACTGTTCCATTATGATTGTATTAAAATCAGATAAAAGAACATCAGGCATATATTTGCTGATCCTTTGATTGTAATCATTCATATATCCTTGCACTCCAGATATGGTTAAACGATTATCAATTTGATGAGCATCTGCTAATCTTTGATTAGCATAGCTAAGCCATTCTGCTTTAAATTTAAAGTCAGATACAGGCTGTGTTTGTTCTGCTGCTTCAGCTAATAATTTTTCTATAAAAGCATTTGCATCAGATTTTAATTGAAATCCTGGAGCCATTTGTTTGCGATCTGACTTACGCTGTACAGTCCAAAGATTTCTTTTATTTATTATGTAGTAGTTCATATTAATTTAATAATATGCTCAGATAAGTTGGCAAGTCGTTTTGCAGTACAAAGCAGGCACTCTGATACAAATAACGGATGAGTTGCTAAACTAATTTAGTTAAAAATATCTGGTACAAGTTTGGTACAAAAAGTTTAAAAAAAATATTTCAAAAATCAAAATCATTTGATTTCATTATATTTTCTTACAAACTATCTGAATTATTATTCTCCTTTGTTTTAGTTAACAAAACAAAGAGATTTTGAGTTTAACAACTTAAAGGCTGATTAGAAATCGCTGTGACAGGCAGGCGCTCTAACCAAGCTGAGCTACACCCCCAAGGCTTGTGGTACAAGTTTGGTACAAAAAGTGTAACCAAGTCGTGCTGTCACCACAAAATAACTTTGTTTATAATCTTTTTATAACACAGAATTATAAAATCTTATAGAGAATTTGTACCACTACTAACAAGTTAGTTTTGTACCAGAAATATTATTGTCTTATATAAAGTTTTTGAAAAAGTTTGAATTAAAGACTCAAAATCGAGTCTGTTTTAGGTAGGTACTCCAGACAAGGTATAGGCATAACTTGTTAATCCTGGAGTCTTTATGAAAGGAATATTAAGTGGTTATAGCTTATCTAAAGCCACCTAATAAAGATTGGTAGGATTTTTTTGATATTGTTGAATTAGCTTTGCTTCTGCTTGTACCTGCTTTTTTTCTACGATTAATATTATAGTACAAACCTTTGCGAGCCATCTTTCCTGATTTAGTTTTGTGATAACCTTTTTTCATTTTCTAATCTTCTTTGTTGTTGAAATTGTTTAAACTCCTGAACTTTTTTTTCTAAAGCAGGAATTGCTTTTATCTTTTCTTGCCTGATTTTTTCTTGCTCTTGTTTTTCTTTGAGATCGGCTTCTTGCCGTAAGCGTTCATTCCGTACATGATCTTCTTTTATTTTATTGCGGTAATCTTCCATGCAATCTTTAATTGGAGGATGACCTGGATTTATTTTAATACAAAAATGTTTATATTCTGCGCTTACAACAAAGGTATCGTTGCTATCTAATTGTGTTCCACAAAAGGAACATTTGAACGTAAGCACACGCTTACGCCTTGAGGCTTTATTTAACATTTATGTACTGTTTGGTTTATTTAGATTGGCACTTGCAGGCTTTGATTAGACAGCAGCCAAAAGCTGTTTTGAAAATGCAGTTAGCGTTTGAATTTGTCGATGACATTAATTCCAAACGATCCTGAAAATACTATTAGAACAGACCACCAAAATTCTGATGGTGCTTGTTTTAAAATATCGAAACCTTTAATAACATAAACCTGAGTTTGTGGCAGGAATGCCATACCAATAATGATGGTAATAAAGATTGTTAAGTATTCATCTTTTAAACTTTTTTCTGAAGCCTCTACTTGTGCAATAGATACTTCTTTAGCAGCTTGTAATTCTGCAATTCGCTCTAACTTCTTAACTTCTAAATGATGATTGATTGCACTAACTGTCTTATCAACTAAAAGATTAGTTAATGGATTTTTAAATAATGCAGTTATAAATCCTAACATATTATTCGCAGCTCCTCATAATGTTTGATAATTCTTGGCAACGTGCAGGCGTTTGTTCATGCCATTTACTTAATAGCATTTCATTTGCTGCTCTTGCGTAGTCTTGGTTTTTTAATGCAGCTAAAAACTTTACGAATTTAGATACTCTTGAAAATCCTAATTGGAAACACATCTCAATAACAACGCCAAAAGCGTCATCATTAAGATCAAAATCTCCTACTAATTTATTTGCTCCTTGAACCGCTACTGCAAAATCCTTTTCAAAGACTTGTTCTAGCTCATTCTTTGAATATTGGATGCCAGGTATAAAGCCATCCTCAACTACAAGATGACCGTAGCCAATAGTATTATAACCAAGGCTATCAGTATAAACAGTATCTCTGTAACCTTCGTGTCTTTTAATCCGATCTTTTACTGTTTGTAAGTTCATTTGCAAAAATAGATCCTCTCTTATTACCTAATTTGTAAGTTCGCTTTTGTAAGTTTATGTAAAAATGTTTAACTTTTAATTTCTTTTGAATGTCGTTTAATGGTCTTTCCTTATGTCTGCTTTCACGATCAGACTTTGCATCGTAAAGATCCACCTTGCCTGTCTTTATATTAACAGTAACAATATCTATTGGACCCACACCATTAACATTAGTGAATACTAGATGGTCATCATCCAGGAGTTCAAGAATTGCAATTATATGAGCTGCAATTCCTTTGTTGTAATATTTCAATTATTTTTTAAAAGGTAAGATGTTCCATGCGGCAATTAGAGTAACAACAATTCCGATAATCCATACCAGAACTTTTACTCCACCTTTGCCATACGCTATCTCTTCTTTAATAATCTGTATGTCGTTTGAATTTCCTTGAACTATTTTATGCAGCTCACAAATCTTTTGATTGATTGAAACTAATGAAACGTGCGGATCAGCTTTTTTAATTCTTTTCGGCATTTAAAAACTCTAATTCGTCTGCTGTGTAAGGCATCATTTGTTTAATCTCGCTTTGATGCTTTCTACAAAATCATTAATTAGATTTTCATATCTCCACCCAAGCCAAGCTCCGATTATAAAAACTATAAGTATAGTTAGTGTTGTCATATTATTTGTTTGTTAGTTGTTGTTGTGAAAAAGACTTATGGTCTTTTTGAGTTAGTAAAGTAAACCTATTCCATGTACTTGCGTATCTTTAACTCCATTAGATTGATTGGCAA